AGCGGCAGTGGCAGTGGTAAAGCAAACGGAACTGGTTCTGGTGGTGGTGGCTCAGGGAATACAGATTTAACTAATGGTGGTGCTGGTGGCACGTATGGAAATGCTGGTGGGGCAGGTTACTTTACCTACTATGCAGGAGGTGGTGGTGGTGGTTCTAGTGCTGCTGGTTCCATACCAACTAGTAACGATGGTGGTGCTGGTGGTACTGGCACGGCATCCTCAATTACAGGCTCTTCAGTAACTAGAGCCGTTGGTGGCAACGGTGGAAATAGTGGTGCATACGGCTTCAGTGGATATAATGGAGGAGCTAATACAGGCACCGGTGGCGGAGGTGCTCAGGGTTACTGGGACGGTACGGGTTACAGTGGTGGCAACGGTGGCTCAGGTGTAGTAATCATAAGGTATAAATTCAAATAATGGCACATTTTGCACAAACGTGGGCTGGCAGAACAGAAACAGCAGTATAGGTGTATAATTAAGGAATCGAACCAAACGTAAGGAGATAAGATTATGCCAGATGTAACAGTAACATTTACAGATGCACAATGGGCAAGAATAGTAGCAGCATCTTCCCACTTAAAACGTGCAGATGAGAGTGGGGATGTAGATGCAGCTTATATAGCTGCTAAATGGAAAGCTATGCTATCTAGTTGGGTAAAGGAATACGAACGGAAGCAAGCTTCTATAGACGACTTTTAATGAAATTTAAAAATAAAGTTGTTCGATTGCGGAAGAAGAACCCGTTTATGAGGGTCTCTGAAATCGCTGCGGAGTTAGGGGCTAGTAAACAACGTGTGTGGTCAATATTAAAAAGACGGAACCTTGACACTAACCCCCCTAGATTACGACCCGTATTGTATTGCGTGGTTTGTAATTCTGCCATATTAGCTAAATGGAAAAGACGACCCATTTGTTCTAAAGAGTGCTCAGAGAAAAATCGACGTATAAAACTCTCTTGTGACTATTGCACTTCAACCATATATAGGTTAAAATCAGAAGTACGGAGGGCGAATGATTTGAAGTATAAACATGCGTTCTGTAACAACCAATGTTACAACAAGTATAAGAAGGAACAGTATATTGGAAATTGATGATGACTTAATAAGACAATGGGAGCCTAAAATAACTAGGATGTTAGCAACATATAAAATTAATGGGTTGCATAGAGATGATTTAGCACAAGAACTTAGAATATGTATTTTAAAAGCAGCTAAACGATTCGATCCCGATAGACAAGTCACTTTCCACACCTATCTACACACAACTATGGTAAACACAATTCGTACATTAGCCGCCAAATCTAAACGTAATTTAAATAATGAAGCTTCATACCTAGGGCAAACATTCTTTAGTGGAAATTATGATGATGACTCCCCTTCGCAAACCGCATCACAAGAGATGTATTTGCAAGAACCTAAAGATTGGTTACATATAGTAGAAGTAAGTGACCTATTAGACTCTTTAAATCTCACTAAACCGGAACTGGCTTTTCTTTCGCTACGTCAATCGGGCCTATCCCTGAAGGAGATACATACACAGTTTGTGAAACATTTCCCAAACCAATCCTTAGCTTCAGTGAGGGAGCATGTCAAACAAAAGTTCCTTGGGACTAACCTCCACGCAACCCAAGTTTAAAAACGCACCAACACTATATAAAATCTTTAGTAAATTTTATAAAGATAAATTTAATGTTGAGTACGAAAGCCCTACTTTTATAGGTAGGGAAACTAAAGCTCTAAAAGAAGCTATCCAAACATTCGGGTTTGACCGGCTAGTAGGAGCTTTTTACAGTGGAGTAAAGCAAGGACATAAAGATGTACATGTGCTGTATGTATTAGGAGGTATTAATTCATACTTACCTACTTGCCAACGACCTGATCTGTATGCTAGTGTGTTATTACAAGGTGATTCAAAAATTAGGCATATTTGGAGAACTGTGATACACTTGGAAACTAAGTGGTTCCCGACCGCATCAGACAAACAGAGATTAGCGAAAGCTATAGAGACGTTGGAGAAATGGAATGACACCGATTGACAAAGCAAAAGAGATACCTTACACTGACTTGATGAGTCGTGCGGCACCCAAAGAAGGGTTGTTCCGTGTTATCGCCCAAAACTCTGAACTGCGGAAAACGTGGATACTAGGGACATATAAAATCTATGTAGAAGCAAAGGCAGAAGCAGATAAAGCTTCCACAGAAGAACGGGTATCGGTATTTGTTCATAACTCATATGGCAGAATTTTATATTCAGTAAAGGATTAGTACAGAATGAACAGTGATAGTTTTAATTTTATAGAGTCCGCACTAATCTTTAACCTATGTGATTCGGATAATTATAAAGCTTTTAGACACCCTCAGAACGATTTCGCAGTCCACAAAGATGCTTATATGTTTCTACAGAAATACTTAGATGAATATAGGGATTTCCCTACTCACGCAGTATTACTTGAAGAGTTCTCTAAACTTAGAAAAGATGCAGCAACAGTAGAATTTAGCTATGCCCAAGATGAGTTTAAAAAGCAGGTGTTGTTTCGGAAAGTTGTATCAGCTTTCTCAGGTAACAAGGAAGAACTTACCGAAAACCCTAAAAAAGCAATGGGTAAAATATTACATGATTTGAACGATATTGAAGTTCTGTACGATGAGGATGTGCAGGAATACGACACAGGTAATTTAGACAGGTTAGAGGATTGGAAAGAGCGGAGTGCCCTACGGAAAATGGGCGACGGTCTTATAGGAATAAAAACCCCGTTCCGATCAATTAATGCTACGGGCGTAGGCTGGCAACCCGGAGACCTTATATCTGCCTTCGCTCGACCAACAGTGGGTAAAACATGGTTGTGTACTGATATAGCTGCAACAGCGGCTCTCAACGGGTATAAAACACTTCTAGTATCCACTGAAATGACTAAAAAATCTATTGATATGCGTATGGATGTAATCATGGCAAACAAAAGTGGTTATAGGCTGTCCCATAGGGCTTTGAGGACAGGCAGCCCAATCGACGAAGAGAAGTACGCTAAGTTCCTGTCTGAATTAAACGATAAGAATTTACTGATATGCGATCACATAAGTGGGGAAGACAGCATCTCTCTCCACAGCATAGCTAATCTTATAAGAAAACATGCTCCAGATATTACAGTCATTGACGGTGTATATCTAGTATCTACTGCCATGAAGAATTCAGCTTCGTGGGAACAGAACCACAGTTTGTTCTATGGTTTGAAAAACTTGGCATTAGCCCAAGACACAACTATAATGGTATCAACACAGGCTACGAGGGATGCGTCAAATATGTTTGCGCCCCCCCGTGCCGACCAAGTAGCATTTGGTGATGCTCTTATCCGTGCTTCAGATATTGCACTTTCTATGTGCATGGTAGAGGATGCAGATAACAGGCGTTCTATACAATTCCAGAAGTACAGGGATGGAGATTTACCGGTCGATATGTCTACCTTTTTGTGGAATGTTGATGAGGGTGAGATAAAAGAAATAGATGACGTTTTCTAGGAGGAAAGAAATGCAATTATTCGCATGGTTGAAACAAGATGAGGACAGTGTTATCGTTAAGACTGCTAATAGCAAGGGGCCGGGGAAACCGTCTGTACCAATTACGGTAGCTGATATTCGCCGGGGTCGTGTTAGAGATTCTAACGGTTACGAGAATGAAGTTGTGCTTTTTGTTCGAGCTAACAAGCTAGACCGAAAGGGACGCAAGTAATGATTGACTGGTCAGCAGTCCTACTAAAAGCAGGGCTGAATACCCCAGTAGGGGCGGAACAGTTCACTATTAGGTGCCCTTTTCATACTGACCAGCATGACTCGTGTTCGATCAACACAGAAGAAGGTGTATGGATTTGCTTTCGGGGATGTGGGCAGGGAGGTCTCAAATCGTTTCTACGAAGGTATCTGAGTTTATCAGGTAAACAAGTAGATAGTTTCATAGGAGATCATGAGGTTATTATAGATACCTCATTCTTCGATGATGAGCAGCCCGAACTAAGCACACTTCCGGAAGTAGATTTCCCATACAACACCAAATTTGTGCCCGATTGGATTTTTGATAGGCAGTTCACAATCAAAACTTTGAAACGTTGGGAATGTGGTATAACCGGACAGAATGGGTTAGCTTTCCCTGTACGGGATGAGTTCGCCCGAATTGTTGGGTGGGCAGTGAGAAGAAAGCAGGGGTTTCCTAAATACCTATATAACCACTCACTGAGGAAGTCTAAGTTACTTTTTGGTGGGCACCTAGTAAACGAAGCCCCACTTATATATGTAACAGAAGGCCCACTAGATGCTATGTGGTTAGATCAGGCAGGGTATCCTGCTGTAGCGTTACTCGGTGCGTATATGTCGAAAGCACAAGCAGAATTACTTCAGGAGTTCTCAGTAGGAGAGGTAGTACTATGTTTTGATAATGATGAAGCTGGTCAAATTGGTTTAGATAAAGCCTTGACTGTCTTAGGTGAAGGTGTTAGGGTTTCCTATGTAAGGATTCCAGAGCCGTATAAAGATGTGCAAGACATACGAAAGTCTGATATACTAGATACAGTTCTAAAAGATAGAAATTATTGGTAAATAAAGGAGAAATCCATGGTAGGTATTAGTGGAATACAGAGCAGAATAGATAGGCGTACAGCGTCGGAAACATCGGCAGAACTACGGAAAGAACTGTGGTTTAAAGACGGTGATCAGGCTTTCATGTCTATAGTAGCGACAGGTGATGAAGATGACCCCAAACTCGCAGATTACTGGATGTACACATTCAATGATGAGGGTCGATGGACTAGTGTTCTTGGTGGCGCAAATGGCCCACTAGCAGCAGTTCCAGAAGGAACCCGACCTTCCCACAGATTTGGGGTTTGGGCGTTTGTACACGATGTTCTACACACCGAACGTAGGGTAGACACATGGGAGCCTGTAGAAGGCCCATCCGGTCGTAAGCTGTACAGAGAGAACGTAGACGATTTCAAGATCGTACCGCTAGCTTTTGGTCGGAGTAATTACATCTGGAACCAGCTTGTAGATGTGTACAACGATTGGGGTGCTCTCAATAAGGGTGTGGTTCGAGTTCGGCGAACCGGTTCAGGGATGCAGGATACTTCGTACACTGTGGTAGTAAGTCCTAGGGAATTAGATATCCCTAGCGAGAAGCTTGCAGAGGTAGATGAGCTAGTTCCAGTTTTGGAATACATGAATGAGCGGTATGGAGCAGCAAAAGAATCTGCTTCTAACGAAGTAACGGTACCGGACACTGCTATAAGTGTTGATGCTGCTTCGGACGACGACCTGCCTTTCTAGTGATAGTTACTACTGAATCACAGTTCTCACACGCTATTAAATTTCTAGCCCAACACGATGAATGGGTAGTAGATTGTGAAACTAACGGGTTACAAGCCCTAAAAGGGAATCAGTTGTGTGGTGTCGGGGTGGGAGTGAAAAGCACCTATTCAAACTTGAGTAGTGGTCTTTTCTACTTCCCATTCCGACACCAAACACCTAATAGTAACTTAGATATTTCACGATTTACTAAACTAATGGAAGTGATGAATAAGTGTAAAACTATAGTTGGTTACAATCTGAAGTTTGACCTGAAGTTCCTAGAGAAGGATGGTTTAGTAGTAAACAACAAAGATTTGATTGATGTTATTGTTATGGTGCGTCTCACAGAAAGTACTAATGTAAATGCTCTAAACCTCACAGACACACTCATACGTAGATATGGGCCTGATGCAGGGGCTTATGACATAGAGACCAAGCAACTCTTGCGTAAAAATAAATGGACAAAGGACTTTTCTTTGTGTCCTCCTGATATACTAGGCCCGTATTGTGAAAAGGATGTAGAAGGAACGTTACGGCTGTATGAGGACTCAAAAGATAAAATTCTGCGTAGTGGGCAAGCGAAAGTTTGGGAGCTAGAAAAAGACCTTACGAAGGTACTGTATAATATGGAATGTGTTGGCGTAGCCATAGATAATGATTACGTAGAAAGTTCGTTGCATAAACTAACTGAGCGTAGTGAGGAAGTACTTCAAAACATATATCAAATTTCAGGAGATCAGTTTAATGTATCAAGTCCTAGTCAGGTGGGGGGAGCCTTTACTAAGCTAGGAATCCGATCTCCGCAGAAGACCCTTAAAGGTAACGACTCATGGAGTGAGGGGGCGTTGGTACAGATAAACCACCCATTAGCAGGGTGGATTAGGCAGTACAGAACCCTAACTAAACTAGTCTCAACTTATATTGAACCTTATAGGGGAACTAACACAATGCATACAACCTATGCTAATTGGGGGACAGTTACAGGTCGCTTGTCGTCCAGAGAACCCAATCTCCAGAACATCCCTAGAAACCATTTCAAACTACATAATGTAGAGTTTAATACTGAGGCTGAGATAGCAGAAATTCAAGGTAGGGTTGATGCTATCATTGCAGCTAAAGGTCAGAATGTATCTGTGTCTGCTAAAAGTTTACGTAAGGATGTACTAGAGGTGTGGGGGTTTGTAGGGGACGAATCGTTAGATGAAACTAACGATAAGCAATTAGCTATCAGGAGAATGTTCAAACCAAGACCAGATCATTACCTAGTCTCGTATGACTACTCGCAGATGGAAGTTCGAATGTTTATGAACTACATAGGTAATCCAGATATGCTTGAGCTTATGAAACACGGGGATGTGGACTTCCACGGAGAGGCTGCGAAGATAGCGTTCAAAGTCGATAAAGATCATCCGGAATATAAGTTCTATCGACAGTTAGCTAAAACCATAACTTTTGGGGTTATCTATGGTATCGGTAAGGATAAACTTGCGGGTCAGTTAAACACCAGCCCCAAAGAGGCGGGTAGATATAAAGCCGAATACTTTAAAAATATCACGGGGTCTAAAAAGTTCTTTGACTCTGTGGTTCGTATGGTTGAGCAGAGGGGCTGGGTCAAGAGTAAGTATGATCGAATATACAAAGTAGATAGGGATAAAGGGTACAGGGCTGTAAATTACCTGATTCAAGGAACTAGTGCCGATCTTCTAAGTGAGCGTATGATAGAGGTAGATAAGTTTCTAACTGGCACTAACAGTAAGATGTTATTACAAGTCCACGATGAAATAATATGCGAAATACACAAGGATGATGTATTGCTGATACCTCAGATTCGTGATATACTACAAGAGAATAGTTTAGGTATACCCCTTATGGTAGATATGGAATTATGTGAGCCTTCGTGGGCTACCAAACATGACTTCCAAGTACAGGAAGGTGCTGTGGTATACGCAAACGCACCTGCACCTGTACCGATTACAGTTAAAGAATATATAGATTGGAGTTAGTAATGCCAAAGGTTTCGCAAGAATTGTCATTCACAGTAAATTTAGGTGACTACAACAACGCAAAAGTTGTTTTAGGTATACACGATATAGACACTGAGGATGATGTAGATAAGCAACTAGATGAGTCGAAAGTAGCTTTAGGAAAAGCTTTTGTAAAACTCTTTATGTTAGCGGATAAAGAACTCCAGAAAATTAAATACCCGCACGAAGGGTCAATAGATTAGGGGGGACGGTTTTAGTGAATACAGAAATTACACGTATGAAAGTATTAGAAGCGGTGTTAGCAGAACGAGAACGACAAGACAGCATGTGGGGTGACCAGACCGATAACTCAGATGAGCATTGGACGGTTATTCTAACTGAGGAAGTAGGAGAGGTTGCTAGGGAAGTGTACGAGAAACGCAGTGCGGGGATGTTCGAAGAAGTTGTTCAATGTGCTGCGGTAGCTTTTGCTTGGGCTGAGGCGTATCTAAATAGAAACCATGTAAAACCGGGAGTTGCATTAGATGAAGAATAACGCAGGGGATTTATTCGAGACACTACTACAAGATAAAAATTTAGGTTTATCCACAGGTAACGATGAGGCTTTAGACTATGATCGTATTTCATTCGGTATACCCCAACTAGACAAAATAACAAACGGAGGGATACCTAAGAAACGTTTCACACTAATTTACGGTGGGTGGTCGTCGGGTAAATCATACCTGTGTACCAAACTCTGTGAAACTGTGCAGAAAGAAAACGGTACAGTGCTTTGGGTAGACACCGAACAGTCTTGGGATAGCGAGTGGATGACTCAATGTGGCTTAGACACCAACAAGGTACTTCTTAAAGTACCTGAGAATGCAGAAGATGCTTACAACACTATGGCTGCGGGTATGGAGAAGGGTGTCGATATCGTAGTCTTGGACAGTGTTGCAGGACTTATCCCTAATGAGATACTGAAACAGAAAGATATGTTTAGTTATAGCCCTATGGCATGGCAATCAAGGTCTTGGAACCAAGCATTGATTAGACTTCTCCCACTGTTAC